AATCAGTTGTGCGTTCTGTCGCATTGCTGCTTCAGCCCGACTACGTTCAGCAGGATCGTTCGTATTCTGATGGATTTGCTCCCATTGCTGGTTATATTGCTGGAGTGTTACCAGTTCGTTGGCTGCGGTTTGCAGTTGAGGAACTATGGTTAACTCTAGCCCTATTTGCAGGCCATCAAGTTCATTTTTACGCTTCGATTCAAACTCTTCAAACTCGGCTCGATCTGCTTTAAGCTTACGAGCATTCTCATGGATAGCACTGCCCTGGCCCAGAATAGAAGCCGCCTTTTCTGCTGTTAACTCAATAAAGCCACCATCGGCATCTTTATTGGGAATACGCAGCATCAAACTCGGATTCTCTTTTGCAAACTCAAGGAAATTGACTGCTTCGTTTACTCCATTGGAGGACTCAGCTTCGTTTTCCGAATCTACGGCATCTGACCCACTTGCATTACTATCTTCAGGTTCGGCTTCCTCATCAGGAGCCGCCTCGGGGGAAACTTTCGTTTCTTGTCCCGCTGGTGGTGGCGAACTGTTATCAGGCTGCGAACTGTTACGCTTGTTAGCGGCAATCATTGCAGCGATAGCATCGGCGGGATTCGCGCTACCAGTTTGCTCAGGGGCGGTCACATTAGTGATTACGTCTGACATAGTTTACTCTCTTTTGGTTAAGTGTTAATTTTAATTGCCACTTTCCCAAGATATTCAGTCTTCTCAATGAAGCCAATGAAATCTCGGACTCCAGCAACAGCATGTGCATTATCAATACGCTCTGGATCAGTTTGGCAGTCTTCTAGCCGTTCCAGTAAGTAAAACCTATATAGGTTAAACAGCAGTGCAAAATCCTCATTACGCATGAGGCGGGAAGCTGATTCCCCATTTTCAATAACTAGAGTTCTTCGATTTACATTAGCCTCCTTTTTACTATCCTCAACCCGTGTTCTACGGTTAAAAAAATTCCGAATATTCAATACCAAGCTTTTCATTGCAATCCTTAATCAATTTCTACTGCACTAAGTTTACCTCTTTTTGCAGCCATCATTTCAAACATATTATCAGTATCAACGTCTTCCGCTTTTTTCTGCGTAAACAAAGTTTTAGCCACAGTTTCATCTGTTTTGGCTTTATTCAAAGCAGTTCGAGAGTTAATTTCATCATGCTCTGGGGTAGGCGGTTGTTGCGATTTGGATTGGAACATCTTAGCCGCCTCTTCCAAGGTGGGCAGATATGCATCCACATCTTTTACACCTAGTACGCGCAAAGTATCTTCATATGGTCTACGAACTTTGGCAAACAACTCAGGAACACTTGGGTCAAGTTGCATTACCGATTGAGCAAATGCTTGTTGAGCCTGACCAATCAATTGTTGACGGGTAAGGCGGTTTTCATCAGACATGAAACCCAAAGCCAAGTCAATGTTGATCAGTTTGCGGTCAATAAACTCATAGTTTTCCATAGACTTGGCATCCATGAATGGCTTGCCTTGGGCGCATACATTGGCTAGTTGTTGGATGTTGTAATCGTCCGAATACTGAATCAAGGTTTTCCAGACAATGTAAATCACATCCCGCAGACCAATGGCGCAGTTTTTAACCATCTCATCTTGGATAAGTTGGTTTGGACCCATAGCCAGTTGCAGCTTGAACCCGCTGTTGCCATCCTTCATTACTTCAGGATTCATGACATCACTTGGGCTGGTCATGCCAATCATTGCCATCTTGTCAGCTTCAAAACGCTGCATAGACGATTGAACGTAGGCAAGGTTACCCTGCATGGGCTGGAATTCAAAAACGTGCTTGTTGGAGTCAAATTTGCGATCTAGAATAAACATGGCAGACACGCCACGTTGGATTTCTTCTGCATCAATAAATTCAGGGTTGACACCAATCCTTGGGGTAGATGCTTGCATGGCAAACGCCATCTCTGCACGGGCAATTGCGGTAGCGTATTCCTGCATAGGAACCAGACGCTCTGCAAGGGAGTAACCAAAGAAGTTGCCGGTAATCGGTTTAGGACACATGCTTGCCAAAGGAATAAAGTCCACTTCCTTGACATACAACACATAAGAACCCGAAAAGCAAACCTCTACGATTTCTTCTTCACCGTCACCATCCACATCTTTACGCAGCCATGCGGTGGTCAGCATAATGACTCGGCTATACCGATCTGCACCTGCGGAAGCAATTACGCCTTGTCCAGGGACGGGAGTAGAGTCACGGGCATGTAGGGCTAGGTCATTTTCCAATGCACCAGCTTGGTACGCTCCAGCAGGGCCATAGGCCGCATGGTCTGCAAGTTTCTCAATGTCCACATACGGAAATTGAGCCTTGCACTCATGGATGGTCATTGGGTCATAGAAACCCACAAAATCTTGGTCTTGAATGCCCGAAATGGTGGGGTTGCAGACAAAATAATGTTGGGCAACGTGCTTAATACGGACGGACGTAGAAAAGCCCGTCATCTTGTATTGAGCGCGGTAAATGGTGTGGGCATTTAGCGAGTCGCTGATGTTTTCCATTGGGCTGTCTTCTTGGCCCATAGCGTCTTGGGCAGCAGCGGCAAGATCCACATCAATCTTTCGCATGTTCTGACGTTTAACAGTAAGACCTTTGTCTGCCGCCATAGTCTCAAACACGCGCAATTGGTCTCTTGTTCCTTCAACGTCTTTGTATTGGGTAATAGGTTCCCGTACAGGTGACACCATCACAATACCGTTTTTATGTAGCAGGGAGTCTTGCGCCCAATCCCGAATGATTTGGTAAGAATCGTTCTTACTGTTAATCATGTACTTGACCATTTCAGTAGCTTGGACGGCTTGCTCGCTATCCAATTCACTAAAACGCTCAAACTCAAAATTAACTTTTCCGTTTGGCATCAAGCACTTAGTGATGATTGCCGTTGCGTAATCTACGCCTGGGTTGACTACAGGATGGATGTAATCAATACCACGGATTGGCTCTGTGGAATTACTAACCGCAATATTTAAATAGTGGTAATCAGAAAGGCGGTTAAAAGTATTTTTTGCTTGAGTTAACCGTAGATAGTCCACCATTTTTAGATAGACCTCATGGGCTACCTGAAAAACAATGCCTTTATTACCAGAGGGAGCCTCGATGTACTCTACGATGATGTTTTGTTTATCAAGCATGTTAAATCCTTTGAACCTTGCCTTCAACCGTGGATGGTCTGCGGAATTGGAATGTATTGGCTCGGCTTACCATTGATTCACCATGACCTTGGATTAACGCCAAAATACCAATCCGCGCAGAGTCAATGTGATCATCAGGATCAGAAAAGCGTCCAGCATCGTCAATAGCATAGTTTCGTGCCTCATCCAAAAAGTCGGTGCAGGATTCGTTTATCATAAACGTCCCGCGCTCCATTCCCATCCGCATTATATTGATTCCGTAAGACTTGTGGTTTGTAACCTTGCCTTGGTCATTTACGGGGTTCAATATAGCGCCTGGAATGCAGTTTAGCCCATAGCTGTCCTCAAACACCTCGCGGACAGATTGTTCGGTCAAAGTATACCGCCCAGCCTGAGCCGCATCATGGGGCAAAGCAATAGGCACGTTTTTTGATTCCCTGTCCATCAGAAAGTGAACATATTCATCTGGGGTCTCCCCTTTAGCAATTTTTATCTGTTTATTTAGATAAATCGTTTCTTCTACGGGGTTTCTGAAGAAAAAACTTATTACCGTTGGGTCATTTTTAATGCCCAAGTCAAAAGAAATCAACCGCTCCAAAGCAGGATCGTTTTTCAAGTCAATGTCGGTAGACTTGTATGTAGGCCAGTTCAGCATGGGGAATACCACGCCTTTGCCAACCAAAGGAATACCTTTCATACGGCATTCCCGTTCCCACGGCATAAAGTCTCGGCTTAACTGATCCCGCTCTTTTTGAGAAAAAAATTCTTCATCCCATTCATTCTTAAACGGTACGTCATCCCAAGTAACACGCACATGGGTGTACCCATCAATCTTGTCCCAGAACTTTCGTACTAGACCTGACATACCTTTGAGAGGCGTAAACGAACACAGTACTTGTCCATTACGTTGTGCTGTACGGACAACCAGTTCGGAGAATGTTTCATCGGGCGGTTGTTCGTCCAAGACAACCAAGTCAAGTTCAAAACCTTGCAGGTGACGCACTTGTTGCGTGTAGTTGGAGAAATAGAGTTTTGATTTACCGCCAGATTCATGCCACACTTCAATAGCCAGAACATTGGCTCCATCGGTACGCATAGACTTTTCGTCAATGCATTCCCGTGGAATAGCGCCTGTTCCTAATTTGTACGATTGCTTGATGTCATCACACCCCAGCAGCTTGTTTTGCAGGGTCTTGGATACCTGTTCCCATGACTCTCCCGAAGCCATAGCAATGATGGGTTTGTCCCACTTCATGCCTTTCCAATTCTTTGGATACCTGCCGGTCAGGTGGTAGGCGGTCTCATAGGTAGACGCAATGGTCTTACCGGCACGGTTAGCTGCAATCATTCCCCTACGGGCATGGGTTGCGCCTGTGGCAAAGAATTCTTCCTGATACTTGAACGGCCTAAACCATTTCAAAGCATTGAACTGCATGTCTTTGGCAACCACATCCCTAGCGGTTCGCATCTTTTGCAGTTGTTCAGGGGCTAGGTGCTTGATAGCACTCTTGCCTCCTACCAGCTTAATTAGATGCTTGAGCGCCCGATCCTTGTAGATAGGAAGGATGTAATCACTAGCTTCACTTTTTGCCATATGTGTCGCGGATGTCCAAAAGGATTTGGGCAGCGGACGCTAGATAGTAGACATCTTGAGGGCTTAAAGAATGCTCATGCTGCAAATCTTTCTGAAGCCACTCAAGAGCCTTACGCGCACAAACCTCGGATTGAGCCGGTAGCTTTTGACGGAAGAGGTTTGTAGGCTCTTCTATCATGCCCAGGGATCAGTCACATTTTTCTGTGTGAAGTTTGTAAGGTCACGGTCAATCAAAGGCCAGATGCCGCCACCTTTTTCGCCGCTGCAATACGCATACAGGCCACGGCCTTTTTCTGTGTATGTGCCATCAGCACGGCGCAGCATTGTCTCTGGGGTACGGGGATCCAGCCAAGTATATTTTTCAGGCTGCTCTTGACCAAACTTATTGATGCGTTTACCAACAGCAGTCTTTTCCAATGGACCCATTACTTGGAAAGTAATTACGCCATTGTCGTACTTGCGGAAGTTAATCTGCACCTTGCGATCTGACTGTGGGTCAGTCGGGTGGGGCATGTTGGTAGCACCAAAGAAATGCACCCTAGCAGACTCATCAGGCAAATCCGTAGACCGAGGCGGCATCGGCTTGATGCTGTCTTCAGGAATCAATTCTTTTTTGTCTATGTAAGGGTTCAAATCCGTCATGTAATCAGACGGGATCTTCTTACCTTCCAGCGCGTTTTTGGCTACTTGGTATTGGTCATCTTTTGGCTTACCAATCAGGTCTAGCGAAATTTGAGTTTTGTCGTAAACAAATTGCGCTAGGTCTTTTGCAGTAGGCAGGTCTGCTTTTAATGCCTCAATGTCATATGCCATGCTATACCTTTCAAATTTTTGCGGGTAGTTTCGGGGTGGTGAACTTCTTAGCTGCCTTCACATTGATGTCATTCAAATGTTGGTCAGACAATGGGTTTTGGTTAAAGGTGTCGCGGACCGATGTAGCCAAAATAGCCGACATCTTGTGGCTCTCAGCATACTCTTCCAATTTGTCATTGATGCCTTTGGTAAGACCCTTGGTCATACGCGCACCGCCAGAGATGATAGTTCCGTATCCAGACATAGATTACCCCAAGTAGTTTTTAACAGACTTATCCATGTAGCCATCGTTTTTGATGGTTCCACAGTAGTCAGCGTGGGTGCTGACCATAACCTTTTGATGACGGCCTGTAATGTTGCCATTAGCATTAGGAGCGCCTTGGCTACCTTTGGGAGTAGCTACGCCGTGCTTAGGGCCGGTTACAGCAGTTACGCCATTAGAATGGCTGGGCGTGTGCTTGGAGACATTGCCTTTGCGGTTGGGCGCTTGGGCGGATTGAAAGTTAGTGGTCATTTCTTGCCTTTCGGGTTGCGTTTCTCTTCAGATTCACGTTTCATGGAATAGGCAATAGCCACAGCTTGATCTTGCGGTTTGCCAGCTTTCATCTCTGTCTTGATGTTTTTAGACATCGTTTTTTTGGAAGTACCTTTTTTCAATGGCATGGGATTTCCTTAAGTAATACCAGTTTAATTCTAATCACTTTTTGGCGGTCTTGGCAGATTCTTTAAAAGCTTTGGCAGTAGGCGCGCCTTTAGAACCAGGCTTCCGCATTTTCTCTACGGTCTTGCCTTCAGCTTTCTCGCGTTTAATCCGCTCCTGCTTTTTATGGATGTTGGCATAAAGTCCGGGTTTCATCAGCAGTTCCAATTCTTCAAAGATGCCTTGGCGCGTTCTGCGGGACCTTTGGCATGTTTAACAACTCCCTCCATCCGCGCACAGAAAGAGGCTTTTCGTCCAGCGTCTTTCTTAGTCTTTGGATTAGGTGCAGGCGGCTTTAGATTGCTGCCGTTCTTAGCATTGTATGCCGCACGGCCCTTGGCGGTCATTCCAGCGCCTTTGTCGGTAGGGTTGTACGTCTTACCCTTGCCGGTGGTTTTATGAGCGATAGGCTTGTTCATACTTTACGGATAGCTGTTAGGAAATCATCCAATGCCTCATCAGCAGATACTTCCTCATCCTTACTGATGTTTTGAACGTGCTCAATCGAAATGATAGGAGCGCGGCTAGATTCAAACGGGGCCAGTTTATCAGCAATTCTAGCCTTATCCTTGATGTCTATCTCATCGGACTGCATGGCATCAATCAGGACTTCCATAGCCGTCTTCAAGGGGGACAACCCTTTGGCGATCCGTTCTTCGTTTAGTTTATTAAACAAAGCGCCATACTCAGTAACCCGGTTGACAATGGATTTAGTCCTACTAGGGCCAACAATAGCTGGTTTAATTTCAGGGATTAATTCCCCAGTAGCTATCTTCATGGCTTTCTTTTGGGCATACCTAGCCTTGGAAGCAGCCAATTTCTTTTCAGAAGAAACTAAAGAACCTTCAGGTCTTATTTCATCAAACATTTCATACCCTCTTCAGTACGCAACCAAGCATATGATCCGTTAACAGTAAACCCACGCTTCTTATGTATCTTCATAAACCCATTGTGTTCACTACGAATACTGGTTGAACAGATAACTGGTATCCCACATGCATTGGCCCACAGTATATGCTGGTCAATCATTTGGTGTACCAACTTCACCCTGGTCTTAGCCGGTAGGGTTAAATCAACATGGTGGAACTTGGCGTTGGAGATTTCCTCATTCGCGTAGGTAGTATACCCACCTCGGTCATACCAACAGAACCCCAACAGGCGTTCATCAGGCGTTCGACAGACCGCAATGAACTCTCGGTTCTTGTCAAACAGTTGGACAGTAGAAGCAATGGTGACGTTCTTGGTAAAGACCGCCTTGTCTCGCTTCAGTATCCCATCAGCCTCAGTTCCGAAGAAGGTATCCGACATCCAGACAATGTCTGCTACATCGTACATAGGGTGAGCCAACTTCCATTCCATTGCAACTCCTATAAAAGTTCTATGTGAAAAATTTTATACCAGAAATGGCTATAGCAACTTTGAGTGGGGAAAAAGTTCTGTAGAAATTTTGGGGATGGGTGACCGGCCCCCCCTATTAGCTCACCCTAGCAGGGGTACCCCCTCTAACCCAGCCATAGCGTGGGGGGGGTTCTGGCTGGGAATGGGAGGAGATGGAATTAGTGGGGAGGGGGGACCGATCTCTTTTGGGGTTTGGGAATGATGTTCGCGCTATGGTTCGGCGCATGTCTGGCGCTGGCAGTGCCTATTGTTTGTGTGTTCTCCCCTATGTAATCACCTACTACAGCAGCACACACAGGCACAGGGTTTCCCTTGTTTTTCTTTTCGTTCACCCACTAGAACACCAGGCCGCATTGCCCCTATTCGGTGCGGCATCACTAAATCACTTGATAGGCTTTAATCAAGTAAAAGCCTGTATGCATCACCATGTAAATCACTGTACAGGCACACACTAGGGTTTTGGAGCATATATACAAATCAAGGACTTACGATCGCTGGCACGATTCTCTTATGCTATATATGTGTAAGGGTAGATTTTTAGCCCTTACTTAATCAACCATAGGAAATGTAATGAAACAGTACACCTTCGAAATAATTGACGAGCAGCGCGGTACGATCAACTATGTAAGAGCCACAGCGGCCACAACAGCCATTGCACGGGCTCAGGTAGTCCTTAAATATGCGCCACGATATGACGTAGCAGACATGCATTCCAGCATTGCCCCGGCGCACCATGTCTTAGGTGAAATTGATTGTTCCGATTTCCCGTTATCCGATACCGCGTGGTTATTGCGTCAAGCGGCACAAACCGAAGCAGCATAAAAGGCACACTATGACAAACCCTATTGACTATCAAGTCCGCACCGAATGCAGTGATGAGACTGCAATCTACACTGACGAATGGGACAATGGCGTATCGCTTTCTGTAATGGTGCGCGGTGGCTCTGCTCGCGCTACTCTTACCCGTGAACAAGCCCATGCATTGATCGAAGCAGTCCAGTTCGCACTATCTGCTAATGGGGCGCAAGCATGAAAACCATTATTTTCTTTTCTAAATGCTTTGCAATAGCGTTTGTATTATCTTTTCCATTGATTATGTATTTTTATAATATGTAATTGGTTTTCTTTTATCCAAATTAATGTAATTCAATAGGATTTAATCATGGTAAAAATTAGCAACACTTCTAAACTGGATGCCCGCTCATGGTCATTACAAGCTATCGATACATGCCCCGGATCATGGGCAGAACCCGGGGTTTTGGTTGACGCATGCCGGGGATGCTATGCAACTACAGGAAATTACAATTACCCGAATGTAATCGCGCCTAGGGTACACAATCGCGAAGATTGGCAGCGCCTAGAATGGGCCGATGACATGGTGGCAGAGCTAGATTCGGATCGCTATTTCCGGTGGTTTGATTCCGGTGATGTCTATTCGCTGGGACTAGCAGAGAAAATTCTCGAAGTTATGCAGCGCACCCCATGGTGCAAACATTGGTTTCCCACACGCATGCACAAATTCCCCAAATTCCGGGCAGTGTTTGCGTCTATGCAGCGCTTGGATAACGTGATGGTCCGATTCTCTGCCGATAGCGTAGACGGTAGCTATACGCCGGGTTTGCATGGATCGGTAATAGGACCGGATGCCGAAAGCTTTGCCCCTACCGATGGCGCGAAGCTTTGCGAAGCTTATGCCCACAATGGACAATGCTCCGGATGCCGCGCATGCTGGGACAAGAGCATCGATCTAATTGCATATCCGGCCCACGGGCGCAAGATGGCTAAAGTTATCCGTTTGATGGCTATCTAACCCACACAGTCACCCAGTAACCCGGCATGTCCGGGTTTTTGCGTTTGTGCGCCCGTGAATCGGTGCGCCATTGGATCGGTGCGCCCATTGTTTGCCCATTGTGGGCCGGTATCGGTGCGCCTATTGTGGGCCGTTTATAGGGGTTTGCTTATGCGTTTGTTTAGCAGTAAAGGGAAAGCCGATTCAAGGCATTCTAGGGGCTATTTAAGCGGGTTTTCTCGCGTTTGTATGGGTATGGTGCATGCATAGGCGCTGCGCGATTGTGGCGCGTTTTATCGATTTTGCCTATTAGATGGGGGGGGATATGGGGAATTCTTTAGTTCGTGCAGTGAACAAAGTACGATTTGTGCCAACATTCGGTGGATTGACTAAAAAACAGGCAATCTACAAAACGTGGAATTTTCAAGAGAAGACCCCCCCCCTCAAAAAGTTTTGACCTCTGTTTTTGCTTTTCAAAAATGGGTTTTATTTTGTGGAACTATCCGAGAAATTTCAACTTGTAGATTGTGGAATCAATGGACTGTGCAATTTCATCTATCAGGTTTTGGATTTCGCTATCTTGCGGAAGCTCCTGTCGTTCCTGCTCAACGTACTGTTTCAAAGTTACCAGTTCCTGCAAGCTGTCAGGGTTAGGACCATGATATGAAAGCGGGAATTGTGGAACTACTTCATAGCGGCCCATCAAAGCTTCGGTCAATTGGTCTATCAAATCGGGAAGGCCGGTGTAGAACTCGCCCAGGGCTTGATGTTCGCCGTATCGAGTTGCTTGCCAATGCAGGATATGGGTGTTTGTGGCTGCGTGTAGCAGGGTCAAAATGAAGTCGGCTACTTTATCCATGATTGATTCCCAAGTGATTAAGGACGTTTCGGGCTGCTTCCACCTTCCAAGGTCTAGTGGAAATATTATTGGCGATTTTATGCCACTCTGCTACTTGGAGCAAATGAGCGGCTTGGAATGCTTCTTCTTTTTCTTCTTTGCTGGCAGACCCCTGATCCAGCCATTGGTGGCATCCGAAGCATCCCCATACGCTATAGGCATCACTAGCCTTGATGCCCATTCCCTTGCCAGACCGAGCCGAATTGTGATGGCAGGCAACTGTGGAATCAGACCCCCCCCTGCAAAAGTTTTTGACCCTCAAAAGGCAAAACTGGTCTTGTGCCAGCTTCAGCAGGGATTTGTCTCTATAAATTATGGTCATAGGTTTAGCGTATAGGTTGTTGGCGACCAAGAATCCCCAGCCCGACATGACCCTAATAGCTATCGCCATCTGTCTTTGCTTAACCAACACGGCTGGGGACTGTTTACTTCGGGCTACCTTACGGCGTTACCTAGTTGATCGGCATCCAATCCCCATGCGTGTTGAAGCAGTAAAAATTCTACCCCATGTTCCGCAGTTCTGCCCGTTTGCTGTATTCCTGTGTCTTCCAAATTTCTACCCTTAGTTCCGCAGCCTTCAACATGAATTTAAGCCGCTCTTCCTCTTCGGTAGCTGCTCTTAGCCCTTTTAGCTGTTCCACATAGTCATCATGGGCATATGCGTAGGCTTCCTTTGCCCCAAGAGTTCCCTCTTCATTGCCCATTAGCTTGGATTTCACAGAGCGTAGGTAGTTCTCAATGAATACACGATTAGCCTTGGCCTCGGCGTACTTTGGAGCGTTGTCCCGCAGGTACTCAACGGCTTTATTTGGGTCTATTTCCATGTCTATTCCTATAAGTTTTCGTCAATCAATTTCTGTACACCAGCACTCAAGTCACCATTCCCCATGTCCAGCAGGATCTGATGCTGGATACGGGTGTGGTTAATGTAGACCTGGGAGTCGTAGGGTCTTTCTCTTTTTCTTCCTGCACCCTTGCGGTAGCCACCATGCTTACCAATAACCCTACCAAGTCTTTTAGCCCGAGCAGCCCTACGCTTCTCCCGCTGGAGTTCTTTCAACCACTCAGGCTTTGTATATACAAATGGGTCTTCAATTTCCATCACATACCCTCAACATTTGTAATGCTGCGTCTACGCTGTCAACCCGGCAAACTGCACCGCCGGTCCACTTCTCAAAGAAATCTTTCTGCAAGTCAGTCAGACGTTTTTTGTTCGATGCCTTGATTTCCATCAACAAAGTGTGATTTTTGTATCCAACAAGCAAGTCTACGGGAAGCCCAATGATCCAAACATACGCTCCAGCATTCCGCAGTGCAGCCACAATTTCGGCCTGATTCACATCTACCCTGGCTGCGCGTCTCATTCAATTTCCCCATCTTTGAACTGCCGTAAGTAAGCTTTAATCCGAGGAATAGCATCCCTGCCATAGTGATCCACAGACCGATTGACCAGCTTAACCATGTTTTCCCGATCTTTTGTCAAACAAAATGTTATCCATATTTCTCTTGCTCGGGCAAGTTCCAAATAGTCTCGATCGTTCATCAAAATTAAAATAACAATGTTTGCGTCTGAACTTGCCCACCATCATCATATTTTTTGCTTTCGCCTTTCGGATATGGTTCTATGGTGTATTTCAACGCTTTCAACATTGCTTGTTTTTCATATTTGTTTCCCAAGAAAAAAATATAACGATGTTTTCTCGATCTGTCTTGCAAGTAAAAATCATCGCCAAATTTTTCACGCATCCATTCTGCTCTGTTTTCCTGTCCTCTACTCATGTCAGCAATTGTTGCACCATGTAAATGCTCCATACCTTTGATTTTCCAATCAGTGCGTTTTGCGCTTAAACCGGTATAAATAAAATTAGTAGCTTGATAAACATAGCCAACATGCCCCTGCTCTGTATCTGCATAACTTACAACAATCAATGGCTTGGGTAACATTTGCAATGATTTTCCAACCAACATAGAAGCCATATTTGGTTGGTTATCGCAACAAAGTCTATTTAATTCTATGACGTAATCAATGTATTCTGAGCCGCAAATTCCCATTCTTAAAGTGCTACTAGATGGAATGCCATAGGTAACAATGCCAATCAATTGTTTGTTTTTATATAACCCAAATGCATAAGAAATAGGACATATTCTTTTGGCGTAATGTTTTCGCAATAACCACGGCTCAACTTCTACAGTTTTGATCGGTAGCACTTGAAACATTTTTTACGATGCCACATGCGGATAGTTCGGGAAGAACAAGGGCCGGTCATGCGGCTCTGCAACATATTGCTGGGCATCACGATGAAACCACAGCTTCACGGTTGGCTCACCTTCCCCGCTGCCTTCATAGTTCCGCTGCTTACGGCACAACAGGTAATGGTCAGGATCGCCATTCTGCTTCGCAAACTCACCCTGGTCCTTGATGGCATCCTCTTTAACCTTGTTGCGCCAGACCAGCATGACGTTGTCCACTAAGTCGGTGATAGCCCCCGATCCCTTGTTGTCGTGCTTGTCAGGAACGCTATTCTCATTGGCCGGTTTTTTCAAGTGGTGGACAAGGTGGATGTGCATGTCGTAGTCCCGTGCAACTGATGTCAACTCATCCACAAACTGCTTTTGCCCGTTGTAGTCATCTTCACCCTTAACGCACTTCGCCAAGTTATCCACAAAAACATGAGTTATTCCCAATTCCTTAGCGCAATAACGCACCATACCAATGGTGGTGGCGGCATCAGCAGTTCCCATCTGGTCATACAACCACATGCTGCCGGTGGTCCATTCCCCAAATTGATCGTACAGGCTGTCAAGGGCATCTATCCCGTCTTCCCCTTGAAACTCAACCGAGAACGGGTTACAACCAATCCACATCCGCGCCATCCGCTGTAGGGTTGTGGCGGGTTTCATCTCAAAAGAGGCTACACACACCTTCTCGCCCTGCCCAATGAGGCTGAGAGCCACTTGGGAAGTCATCAGGGATTTGCCATGCCCGTTCTGTCCTGACCACAGAGTAACCTCACCCTTGCGGAACTCAAAGTTCTCATTTGTCTTGCCCCAAGGAAGGTAGGTGACATGCTGCTTAACCTTTTCCCGCAACCGGCTCTTGATCACCCCAACGTAGTCGGATGCCTTTTTGACCTTGGTCTTCGCGTCTGTCTCCCGTAGGTACAGTCGGAAGTCAATCGTGTCACTCAATATTTCAGCCATGCCAATCAATCCAATTATCGCAACAGGCAATTACTTTGCTTGCTGAGTGCTTTATGCATAAATCCAAGAGCGTCTTGGCCCGTTCCACGCTGTAGCTGCTGATGTGGACATCTAAGCCAACAGTGTACCGCAAATCAAGTGTATTCAAGTTGTCGCCATCAACACAGACCACAGGATCGTCCTGAAACTCTTCCCAAGTAGTTGTGCAAGGGTAGTCGAGTAACCAGATCGCAGACGGCTTGTAGCCCTGCATACGCATCTTGATGATGCCATCGTGACCCTTCATATCGCCCCCGCCAATCGGTTACCGGTAACGGGTGCTGCCTTGGTCACCCATTCGGCTTTAAAGCTTCTCCAGCCCCTGATCACAGTCTCGGTCAGGGCGGCATCCAATGTCCACCCAGCAAGTGCTGCCTGTTTCTTGATGTCAGCAATGACCAGTTCGGTGATTGGTGCTTTCTTCGCCTTTCTTGCATCAACAAAGGATTCCCACACCTTTGGAGACACACCGTCAGGTGCTTCGACCCTATTACTTGTTATTGGTTTATGTTTCTTGTTTAGTTGAACGGGCGTTGGACTAGCGTTCAACCGGCGTTCAGCAGATGCCTTACCTGCCTTGCTTGCATTGGAGAGACGCGCCCTGTATTGCTCGATTTCACGGTCACAACGGGCATTTGTCCAGCCACTTCCGTCTTCTTTCAACATAAAAAAAGACTCCAAAACATACTGCACAATGTCCTCATGTTCACGCATGCCAATCTGTCGTGCAACGCCCGTTATACCGCTGTTCAACGGCTGTTCGTGAAGGTAGTATTCATCCAATAACCGCCGGTAGGCAAGGTCTTCCAACAGGCTCAAATTGCGTGTGTGACTCATGTAGTCACCGATGTTGAATTGGTAGTAGTGCATCAGTCTTCCCAAATGTCCCAGCGTCCCGTTTTACGGAATGCGTCTTCCTGTTCCTGTTCTATTTCCCGCTGAAGATTCAACTCAAAAGTTGACCAGAAAGCAGTCTTTTTCGACTCACTCTCATCCATGCCAATCAGCCCACTGCGATAGGCTATCTGTTCAATGTCAAAAAAGTTCATATTTTGCTCCTTGCTCTGATTGCAGCGGCGCATTCATTGGACGCGATGGAATAATCGTATGCATCAGCATCTCCACTCCATTCGCTGTCACACAACTTGGCGCACTCTTCACGCTCATACGCGGCTATCAACTCAGCAAAGCGTTCAAGTTCTTCCAAATACCAAACAGCACCACCAGGCCAATACGGTTTAAATTTTTCGTTGGCGTGTCCAGCAAATCCTCTGATGTTCATGTTTTCTCCTTAAAAAGTTCGTGGATGGGACGCAGCTTTCGGGCTGTAGCTATCTCAATTGCAGTCACCAAAGAGGCCACAATCGCTGCCTCTAGGTCTTCTGAATCAATGTGGTATTCAATACGGTCTGCGGCTATAGAAAGCAGTTCGTACGCCAGTTCTGTTTCGATGTTTTGAGGGTTCATTCGGTGACCTTACATCAAAAAACCAGAAAAAAAACTAGGGAAAACCCCTAGAAGAAAAGCGTAAAAGCTGGTTTAACATCCGTTCCACTGCAATCGAGCAGCAACCCTAAAGGGCACAAAATGGAACTTACTTTACATCGTGTTACAAAAATTGAACTAGGAAACATTCGGGAGGACATAACTTATTCCACCCGCACCATCACCATCACAACGGAAGACGGAAAAGAGGTAACGGTTGTGTGTTTTGCCAAAAATGATGAGTTCGACACTCTCACCGAAGCCTTGAAGGTGACTGTATGAACACAGAGTACACCTACGAAGGCGCTACTTTTGAGATCGAATGTGATGTGGATTGGGTGGATTCCAAATACAACACTTTCGCCACCATTGTTAGCATCAAACACGCTGGCGTAGAGTTTTGGGACATTTTGCCCTTAGACACCATCAAATTTATTGAAGAGAAAATTAACAATCGCATGGAGAATTGAAATGAAATCAGTATTTGAACAGTATCAAGAAGAATTTCACGATGTAATGTATTGCTGCTATTGCTGCACACCCCAAGATGGTAAATGGGGCTGTTGCCAAGAGAACCATTTTGTGCCTTTTCAAGATTTGTACCCGGAAGACCAGACCGCAATTATTGAAGGCGAAATTGAATGGGCAATACAGCAATCACAAAAACAGGAAGCGGCAAATGGACGTTAATACACTTCTGAAACTCAATGTAAACGAACACACTGAGAAAAAAGGCAACCTTACTTACCTGTCATGGGCATGGGCATGGGCCGAAGCATTGAAGGCAGACCCTGCGGCTACCTTTGAGGTCAAGATGTTTGGGGATAGCTGCTATACCGACATCAACGGTACGGCAATGGTCTGGGTGACTGCCGTGATGTTTGGCAAAGCTATGACCTGCCAGTTGCCGGTTATGGACCACCGGAACAAGCCTATCACCAACCCGGACGCATTTGCGGTTAATACAGCCATCATGCGCTGCATGACTAAGGCGCTGTCGTTGCATGGCCTGGGCTTGTATATCTATGCCGGTGAAGACCTTCCCGAAGCAGACACATCCCTGATTGACAAGATCACCGATGCCATTCGGGACTTGCATAGCAAAGGTGATATGGCAGGAATGTATGGGGAATGGGAATCCATTGCCGACAATGAAGTCCGGTTATCAGTATGGGCATTACTGAAACCTGATGCAAAGGTGCGCTCTGCAATAAAAGCGTTTAAAGAAAAACTTGAATCAACAGAAAGCGATTAAATGGAATACGACAACACCAACCGGGGCAACCTCTTCAAGAATGACAAGAAAGAAGAGGAAAAACACCCAGACCTCAATGGCTCTGTCAACGTAGGCGGTACAGACTACTGGATCAGCGCATGGAAGAAGACTAGCAAAGCCGGTACGCCCTTCTACAGCCTGTCTGTGCGTCCAAAGCAGGAACAGGTAAGGCAGAGTAGCCAACCTACCCGTAAAGCCAAGGTAGACGATCTAGACGATTTCTTTTGATTTTTGGGGGGAAAGCAGGGTATCAATTCGCAGTTGCCGCCTGATAGCAAGTACCCCCCCCTAATTTTTTGGAGTACCTATGACAACGTATGCAGATGTAGAGATGGACATTGTGAGATGGGCAGAGGCTCGGAAGATCATTCCAAACAGCAACTCCCAGACTCAATTGTTAAAAGCTGTTTCTGAAATGGGTGAACTGGCAGATGCCACCATAAAACAAGATGGCCCAGGCATTGTGGACGGTGTGGGTGATGTGATGGTATGTCTCATTATTTATTGTGCTTTGCTAGACATTAACTTGGTAGATTGTATGGAATACGCATACAAAGAAATCAAGGACCGTAAAGGCACTTTGTTGCCCAATGGGGTATTTTTAAAGAAATTGCCATGAAAATAGTTTTTGATTTTTTTGCCCTTGTTGGCTTATGCGCCAGCATCATTGTGGCGGGATTTTGGTTTGGATATGCATCATATGAACCTAAATGCCACACTATTGCATCAGTGTTTACAAAATATTGCAAATTGAATTAAAGGAACAAACATGAAAAATTGGAATGTATTTGCCCGTATCTCTTTTTTGGAATCACAAGTCCAACAATTAACAAATCGCATCAACCATTTATCAGCACCCCCATCACCATTGGCTGACCGGGCATTGATTGAATTGCGTAAAGCTAAACAACGGGAATATGCCCGTAGGTTTTATCTGAAAAAGAAAAAAGAAAAGGCTGCAACCAAATGAATGACGAAGATGAAGACTTAATGGTTACGTTGTTTTTCATAGCGTTCGTTATCTTCATTTTGTTTTTTACAGGCATTGGAATTGCAGCATTTATATGGAGTTTTTTATGACACCTGAAGACGAAGCGTTCGATGACCTTGCCCGCAAGCAGGGGATGTGGGGCGGTGGCTTTAATGCCAAACGCCAAGCGGCAATGGACAAAATAAATTCCCACTTTGATGAGGCGTACAAGAAGATGCACGAAGACCGCGCTATGTACGGCACATCATGGTCAAAAGATGGTGAGCGCATTGACCCAACAAGCGTGTATCTTGAGGAACTAGCGCAGGAGCCGTATGACCAGACCGCACTTGAATTGTGCGGAGTGTGCGGGTGGAAAACTCTCATACCTGATGATGGATGTTTAAACTGTGAACGGGCACAGCCAGCGCAGGAGCCTGTGGCAATGTATGGACGCTGTCCTATGTGCGGAGCAAAAGTCGTAAATCGGGAAAGACGGCTCAATGGTAATGACTTATGCGCGAGTGGTCACATATACCCATCACGCGATTCCACCACCCCACCAAAGCGCGAATGGGTGGGGCTGACAGATGAAGAACGCGAACAGCATCGAAATGACTGGCATTCAAACATCCACGACAAAGAGTTCTATGCTATTGAAGCCAAACTCAAGGAGAAGAACTTATGAGCAAACGTGACTTAGCATTGGATAGCCTGACGCGCATCTGCGAGATACAGCAGCGCCTAATTAACCAGCTTATTGCAATGGAGCAGAACTCTTATTCGCGTGGGTATGAAGATGGAATGGCGGCACAGGCTGAAGTAGACATTGCATTAGATGAAATGGTGGTTAAAAATGAAGCTATATAACGTACCTAGAAATAGCACGATCGTGCTTAAAGATGGGCTGGAGCTAAATTTTCACCACGTTGACGGCATGTACAGTGTGTGTACAGATGATGAGGGGAATGTGTACCACATTGCCGCAACTGAAGAAGTAGAAGTTAAAGAAGAGTTTACATAAATGACTTTGGAAAACCAACACTATCAGCCTAAAGCCCCTGTGATTAGGGCTCTATTAAAAGCTTTCCCGGATGGCTTGAGTGTGAATGAAATCTGTTTAAAAACAGGCATTTCTTCAAGATGCGTTTACCCAACATTAAAGAAAATGCCAGATTGCTATATAGATAGATGGGCGGCGGGGAAATTTCGTGTGCCACCCGCAGCTATCTGGTGCGTTGTAGAAGTCCCTGAAAATTGCCCTAGACCAAGGAAACAAAAGGAATGAATATGAAAATCAATGCCACATTTCAAGACGAAGAAGAGGCCATCAAAGCTATCCACTCAGGGTATGCTTGGCAAACTCTGCATGAGATAAACGAAATACTGCGCCAACATAGAAAACACGACTTACCTTTTGAGCAAGTCGTGTCCAAAATCCAAGCGTCTGTTCAAGACGCATTGGCTATGATCTACCCGGATTAAGCAGCCTCGTCTTCTTCCCAGTAGATTTCTTCGTCTTCGTCGTCTTCTGCGACCAAGAGCCATTCGCCAGTGTCTTCGTTCAACCAGTACCACGCATCGTACAGTTCGTCGTACCAGCAGTAGCACTCATAGTCTTCGTCGTAGACATACTCTTCGCCTTCTTCGAAATTTTCGAAAAACGAGTCATCGTTTTCTACTTCTGCGACTTCACCAATATACACAAAAAAATTAAACATAAGAAACTCCTAAAGGTTGATAACTTGTCCTCGAAACTCAACCTGCGTATCGCTCCACTTGTGAACTAACTCAGGCCACAAAAGCTTACCACCCTTAAATGTCAGCACAGCAAACCCAGACCTGTGGTTTAATGGGTTGTCTTCTCCGTATTCAAATTGTCGCCCATAGGGTTCTGCAAGAGTACCAGTATCTACACCATAACGATTACCCGTGTAGTCAGCGAATGGAGTTACTTTAAGGCTATGCAAATGGCCTGTAACAATACTTATGCCAGCGTTGACGGTATTGTTATGAGCTGCATGAATGCCGCTTTTGTAACGGTGTTTAATAACGCAATCAGGCGTAGGCCAGACAGACCATGCGAACTCCCAGGCTGGTAAATGGTCTTCTAATTTAAACCCATGCACTTCCCGATACTGCGGGGCTTGTACTGCTAATTTGTTAGCAAAGCGGGTGTCGTGATTGCCCCAAGTGAACAACAGTTTACAGTTGTGTCTAGCGGCTTTGGCTGTTTCTTCTATCTCGCCAAGATGTGCCTGAACCGCTTTTAGTTCTTCTATAACTGAAGGGGTCTTGGACCAGCCCAATGGATCATGTCTGCTGATAGATGCACCATCAAATGCATCCCCGTTACTGATAACGGCATGGGGCTTCAACTCTTTGATAGCCCATAACAGCCCTTTGTAAGCAGTTGTGTATTCACCGGGCCAAAAGTGGGAGTCAGAAAAAACTATGATTGTTTGATCAAGTATGCCAAGCTCAACGCGATTAAGAGATGTTTTGATGGGCTGCATGTGGGCATACGGCCTAGCCGCCTCATGGAAATTAACAAGCGGCTGATTGGTTTCCGTTTCCAATCTTCTTCTTCGCCGATGAACAGCGCGTTCGTCCATTTCTAAAAATTCTGCTACTTTTGAAGCAGAACCTAGTTGATTCCATGCATGTATAAATTCACTATTAGAAACTTTAGCTTGCATAAGTGACCCCGCAAAGTTGCGCGGAATCTAACACATATCTATTGCATCATCATGCAATCTTTGCGCCAGCTTGAAGTTGGGCCATTGTTAAACCGCTTGTGTATTGGAAGTGTGGGTACTCTTTGAACGTCTTCCAATCACCAGCCCACTCTAAACCGCAGGACTTTCCAATCTCACCGATCTGTTTCCAAATGGCTTGATCGTCCCATACGGCCTTACCGTTAATCAATGGGACAACATCTAAGGCACATCGATGGTTATGCCAAGACTGTCCTGCTTTGGCTCTGGTCACTATGTTGCCAGGGGTGATGCGTCCTTGAGCATATAGCGCGTTCTGGCTCTCGCTATCGCGGTAAGTAGAGGTCACCAGCAAGTCAATGCCTTTAGCCTTAGCCGCCTCTACAAAGGCTTGTGCGCGTTGTTTAACGGGCGGGGCTAGATCATCAAGGCTACGGGAATTAATCATATGTTTTCTCTGCGTTTAGGTTTAACATCGCTTTCCATAACCTTGGCAGGTGCAACAACGCAAGTAACCTCTACCGTAACTCCATTTATTTTTGAATATTTTTCTGCTTGTGCAAGTACCACTTGTTTGCATTCCTCTTCATCAGGATAAACAGCAAGCTGTTGCAGAAACTCACAGTGCCCGTTCAAGCATATGTACAGAACGGGTATGAAGAGGTTCACTTTGCTGCTACGCCGTTGATTTTCTCAGCAGTACGCATACCGGATAAGCCAAGCATTCCCAGCATCAAAGGCATCATGGTTCCCATGTCCATTGCGGGAAACTTTACGGGGTGACCATACAACGCCGATCCCCATTCAGCTAATGGGCCTACAACGAACTGGACGGCAAAGCCTGCGCCGCAGACCCAACCAATGCCTGGACGCCAGCCGCTAACAAACACCGATGGATTAGCGGCCTCTGCTTTATTGATGTCCAACTGTCCAGCAATGATTGACAGTTCGCCAGATTGCTGTAGCTTAAATAGTTCCATCTTGGCAGCAGCAGCTTGCACGGGATCAGGCCACAGCCTGTCCATGACCTTGCCACCAATGTCAAGAAGTGCGGATACAGGATCAAGTGCCATTTGAAGGTCCTTTATTAGTACGAATGTCTACAATCTTTTCAGCGGTCTTACCCGCAAAGATAGCAGTAATAACAATAATCATGGCTTGCCCTAACAAGTCCACATATGCTCCCCGAGTCTCTAAATTAAAAACTGATAGCAAGGCAAAAAAGAAATAAGAAAACAACAAGAAAGCCACCGTAACCGGTTGAATGTTTCTTGCTAACCAGGATTCATTTTGCCCGTTCATACAGCTTCTCTATTTTTGTCCTAATACGCATGGTGTCTGATACGCCTAAGACTTGCGCCAGATTCGTGTAAATGAGTCCCAACTGTTCTTTAGTGCAGACTTGGCCTGAGTCATCCAACCATTCAACAATTCGATCATGTCGTTCCTTTGGGTTGTTGTTACTGTAAGCAATGTTTACAAAGTCGCTGACACTACATTCTCGCTTTTGTGTAGCGCCATACACCAAACTGGCACACACAAAAAGAAGTAACCAGCGCATTTCATTTGTCAGCTTTGTTTTCTAGCCGGTCAAACAAGCGTTCCAAGGTGGCATCTATTTTGTCAAACCGGCTTTCAATGTCTTTCTTACTGACATAGTTTTTGGGCAGGTCAATTTCAATGGCTTTAATGTCTGCTTTCAAAGCCTTGACAGAATCCCAGATTTCTTTACACCACCAGCCAATGGCTACAAGAAGTACGCCACCGACAAAGTTAAACATTGCTTGAAATTCCATGATTACCTCGCAGGGGGAGCAATTGGTAACAAAGTAGTGCGGTTAATAGGCTGCGTAGAACCAATTGCCGGTTTTATAAAGCGTGAACTATTGTACTCAGGGAACGATGACAATTTAGACAAGTATTGTTCCCTAGCCACATTGAATTCATCGGGAGACATAGTTTTACGCATATTTGCTAAAACATCTCTTACACCAGAACGATTAAGAACCTCAGTATATGGATTTTCGTTAAATAATTTTCCTGATTGCAAAGTGCTTCCTGTTAATGCGGCAGCAGCAGTGCCGACATAAGGAATAGCGCCTACACCTATATCAAAAGCCGTTTCCATCAAAGGACCTGCATTCCCTGTACGGGCAGAATTAGTAAAAGCATTAGCAACATCAGACATCGCCATAATTGCTCCAGCAACACCCGCAACTTTTGCACCTTTCATGGCAATGCCTTTGGTATTTTCTTGCAAAGGCAATCCAAGAGATTTACGCAATGCCCGATCTGCTGGTGGTCCCATGCGTTGTTCGGCATTGTATTTGTTCATAAAGTCCACAGCTTCATTGTGTGAGCCAAATGGCCCACCATGTAATTGGACTGCTGCTTTGTAGCCTTCTGGCGTTTCAAGATTGCGAATAGTATTTGTGCCTGGGCCTACCCCTGGAACAAATGCATATCCCGCAGGAACTTCTTTCACGCTTGCAAATTCTTTAGGCATCCGTTGGTATTGCTTGCCTTCACCAGCATAAGCGGGTAATCCTGCTCCGGTTCTGAGTTCACCAGTAGGAGACACAGGTGCTGCTGTAGGCACAACAGGGGCTGTAGTAGCTGCTAATGCTGCGGGTGGTGTAGGCACTACAGGTCTACGAGGGCCAGTAAATTCAGGTGGGCCTACAGGCTGCGTTGGGCCAACAAATTCACCTGTTGCAGGTATGCCAGCAGCGACTTTAGCTTTTAATTCTTCAAGCTTGGTGTTGACAGGTGCAGCAGGCGCAGTAGTAACAGCGGGCGTAGCAGGTGCAGTAGCATCACCCAAAAAATTGCCAAAAGAAGGATCACTATGAATGTCCCAATTTTGAATCGGTGATGCTGATGGTGTAACTACTGGTGCTGGTGGCGTAACGCGAGGGCCAGAACCGCCTACAAATGGTTGTGGTTGGGCAGAACTAGCGGACATCTTGGAACCAAGCGTGTCAAACAAGCCTAGTTTGTTAGCTCCATATGCCAATGGAATAGCAGCCAATGCGCCTGTTAATTCTGGGTTATTGGCAACAGCATTACGAGCATAGTCCAATGAATCTTGAACAAAGTTACTACCAGCAGTGGCAACATTTTGACCAACAGCACCTACTCGCTGTTCAGGTGGCGTTCCCATTCCTGACGGTACTGTTTTTCCGGTAAACAAATCTGCCGCAGTAGTTCCTGCTGGTACTGTTGGAACAGATAGGCTTGATGTTGCAGGAGAAGCAACAGATGCGGCAGGGGCGGGTTGAGTTGTTGCAACAGGTTCAGCAGCTACTTTTGTAGAATTTAAAGTGTCTTTACGTTCTGCTGCTCTATCATCTTTCATCATAGTATCAGCTTCTGATTCAATTTCAGATTCTGTAAAAGCGCCAGATGCCCTTAGTTTGTTTACCAAAGTTTGTCTATCAAGTGCCATGATAAATCCTTTATTTCTTAGCTGCTGCTGCCGCTGCTTCTTTTGCTTCTTTTCTTGCTGCTGCTTTTTTAGCTTCTAACTCAGCAGCCTTAGCTTCAGCAGATTTTTCAGTTGGTTTAGCAGAACCGGCAGGTTGTTTTTGAGCGTCTTTACTAGCAGGAAATTGACCAATAAGAGGGGCTGCTATTGGTGCAGCAACTTCTGCGGATGCAGATGAACCTGCGGCTGGAGAAGCAGTAGTTGGTAAAAATTCTCTAGGCTCTCTCAAAATGGAATCAGCTTCTTTCTTGTAATCATTTAACAAGGATTTGTATGTATCAGTAGCAGCAAATCCTGCTTGCAAATCACCAGGCTTTGGAGGAGAAGAACTATTTTCGGATATGCTTTTCACATAAGCAGCATAGGCTTGATGGAATTTTTGAGTAACAATTCCTTGTTCTGCTTGAATTCTGGCGCGAGCAAATTCATCAGTTACACCAAATCCAACAGTTGGAATGGCATATGGCATAGTAGGCAAAGCAGCTTCTTTTTGTGCCAATGATTTAGCCAATTCTAAAGCTTGGGTAAATTTTAATTGCAATTGACCTGTTGGGTCTTTTTGCGCCAATCCACTCATTACAGCATTTTTGGCAAAATCCGCTTGTGATTGACTAAAGTTTTTTTCAATTTCTGAATTTACACCAGATGTAGTTGTATTGTTTTCTAATTCTTGAATAGAAAATGTTTTTCCATTAGAAGAAACAGTTTTGCCATCTGCATTAAATTTTGCTCCAGGTATGCCTAGTGCAGCAGCAATAGCGGCTGAAACGTCATCACCTTCTTTGACGCCACCTGAAGACATGGTTTGTTTTAATCTTTCTAAAGCGCCACGCCTAGATTGACTTAAACCCAATGTGTTGTTTGTAAATTTTGTAAGCAATGCCATTGATGCAGGATCAAGACCTGAGTTTTTGAGGTCATTGCTCAGTAATTTCAATTGCTCATATCCAACTTTCATTCCAGGTGCAGCGGCAGCAACTGTTCCAGCTGTTTTGTAATCTTCATTAGCTTGTTTGGCCCAAGCAGTAGAATTTTCTTTTTCAACAATGTATTTTTTGGATTGTTCCAATGTGCCTAATTTACCTACTACCTTACTAAAGTCATCAGGCGACAATTGTTGACCAGTAGTTTCATTTCTTGCCCAATGGTAATCACCATTTTGATCAACACCGTATTTAATCAAATGACCAGTATCGGTATCAATTTGGCTTTTTTCGTTGATAGCACCACCACTTAACAATTTCTTAGCAGCATTAACATTACCAAGTGCATACTGAATAAAAGCATTTCCATATTGAGGAGCATTGTCTGCGTTTTGCCATAATTTGGCGTATTCCAATCTGCCAGTTGGGGTTGTCATACCACCAGCAGAAGCTACTTTGTCAATAGTTTCATTAGCAACTTGCTGACCTTTAACAGCATTTTGATAACGAAGTAATGCACCTTGCACTGCTCCAGGATCATCTCTTACTTGATGAGCAATGTCCAAATAATCTCTGGGAGAAGAAGCTGTTTGCAAAGCTGCATTAGCTTTGTCTACAGAATTTGGAAGTTCACTAGTAACCGTAACAGATGGAGTTGCTACAGCATTAGCAACAGGAGCAACTTCAGGAACTACAGCACCTTGAACAGGGCGTGTGCCACTATCTAAAGAAATACCGCCAGTACGAATTCCCCGAAAAACATCGCCAACTTTATCAAAAAAAGACGGTTCTTCAGATGCATTGGTTGCAACAAGTGCAGGTGCAGCCATAATCATTGCTCCTTATTAGTGAATGTTAGTTAATGATGCTGCGTTTACTTGTTTAGCAATTTCATCATCTGAATTTAAACCATATACTGGTTGAATAGGATTAGTTGTATCAACTTTTGGACCATACGCATATGCTGGGTTGACTCCTGCTCCTACAGGCGCACCTGCACCCAAAGGAGGGGCTACGGGCGACAATTTGCTTTGTAACCAATCAATTGCTGGTTTGCCGTATTCTGTTGCCAAATAGTTAGCAGGAATGTCAATAGCACCTTGCAGCAAACCAGGCATTTCACTGGGGCCGGGTTCGCCAAAGTATTTTTTTTCATCGCCCAAATATCCTAATCCCAAACCAGAAAAGCCAGCCATAATTTACCCCACTGCAACAGTTGGTTTAAATCCAAACCCAGAACTCTTGCTGCTGCCAGTTTGAGTTGTGCCTTGAGTGCCAGCGTAGTTAGGATTGGTAGACTGTTGAGGCGTTCCAAAGACCACAGAAGCGTACTTCTGATAAACGTCTTGGGGTACACCAGCATAGCCCACTTGAGCGCCAGCAGCTTGATTTGCGGCACTGAGGCCAGTACCACCAATAGCAGCCAGTTGTTGGGCAGCAGCAGCTTTGTTTGCTTGCACTTGAGCCTGTGCGCCAGCAGCAGCAGTTGCTTGCCGTTGTGCTTGCAAACCAGCAAGGTTTTCTGTAGCCAATGCAGCACGGGCAGACCCCAAACCACCAGCCCCACCATAATCGGCTACTTGCTTGTTAACTAGTTCACGACCAGATTCTCGGCCTGATTGCAACGCAGCGTTTATTTGATTTTTTTCGTAATTTGGGTCAAATAAAGACTGCAATCCTTGTACGCCTGACGTAAGCGCACCTGCACCTGTAAGACCTTGGAGAGCGCCTGTTTTGCCAGCAATGTTACTAGCGTTACCAGCCGCTGCTGTAGCCGCTGGAGCAACTTGCCCATAAACATCTTTGGCTCCTGTGACGGTGTTTTCATATGCTGGCAAAAATGTATTTTTAAGCGCAGCATTTTGAAGTGCAATTGTTTCGCGTTGTTCAGGGGTTAATTGAACAGTGGTTTGCTGATTACCTGATGATTTACCGCCGCCCATGATTACGCTCCTTTACCTTTCCCGCTCACAGCAGGTTGAGTTGACATCCCAGTGGGGGGATTATCCCATGAACTAATAGTATTGGGGTATGGATTAGGTTGCCCCATTGCAGGTTGACCGCCTTGGCCTGGGAACGTCACCGCACCTTGCGTACCCTGCATAGGCGGGGTAAGCGTTGATCCACCCATCTTTCCCGATGTCTGGGAAGACTGCGGTGATTGAATTTGAGCGGTAGGAATACCCATTTTTAATCCTTAACGAAGTTCGGCCCAACCAGTAAGATTGCCACTTGTACTTGTAACTACATAAGTGGCTCCCGGAGGAATAATTGTGTCACCAGCAACAGAGTTAGCAGCCGCATAATTTAAAGTTACACCATTAATAGCAATTGCGTAATTGTATGTAGCATTGCTACCAGAACTCACCGTTATATGAACAACAATTGATTTGCCAGTATTATTTGTATAAGTAACTCCATAATCGCGTTGTGTGCCAACAGTAAATGTTTGCCATGATTGGCCCACGCCAATTGCCAAATTAGTACTACTAACCCAATTTGTACCATTACTGGTTAAAACATTGGTAGAAGTGCTAGGTGCAACTGTTTGTAAAGCACTAGTTCCATTGCCAAGCAAAACATTGTTGACAGTAGCCGTGGCAAGGCCAGTACCTCCATTTGCTACAGGCAATGTACCTGTCACGGCAGTAGTCAAAGGTACACCCGTTACATTGGTCATCACGCCTGATGCAGGTGTTCCCAAAGCAGGTGTAGTCAATGTAGGGCTAGACAACACTCCATTGGTAATAGTAGGTGAAGTTAACGTAGGACTAGTAGCCAAAACAATGCTGCCGCTACCAGTAGAAGTTGATGCTCCACTGCCACCTTTAGATACGGGTACAGGAGCATTTAAAACTGTTGGGGCTACTTGTCCAGATGTATCCAAGTAATTAGAAAAATTAGCAAGATTCATTGCTTGAGTCATTTGAAACCTTTCAATTGCTTAATTTGCTTTTTGAGCAAGTTAATTTGCTTTTGCATATCTTTGAACATGTCGTTAATGGTTGGCTCTTGCTCTATGACTACAGGGTAATCCATACCTAACACGGCAGCAGAACTCAAAGAAGAGGCAGATGCTTCTCCTGCGCTGTTAAAAGACAAGTATTGGCTAGGCTGACCGCTAAAACTTAATGCACCAATGATGGTGTAATTGTATGTCAATGCAGCAGAACCGGGCATGGTGTAATCCGTACCCGGACGTAACAAAGCGCCGTTAAACCACATCAAATGGGAATTCCGATAAAACGGAGTAGAAAATACTACATTGGTAGAGCCAGAACTAGTTTCGGTGTAGTTTTCAGCAAAAATCAAAGTACTGGCATTATTGAAAGAAAACACAACAATGTCCAAATTGCCGCCAATAGAAGGATTGTTTAGCACATACCCTTGATTGGTTCCGACATATGAATAGTCCGTATCTACTAACAATACGCCATTCAAAAACAAAAATTCAGAACCATCTGTATAGCTAGTAGATATAACAGTTTGACCATTTGTCAATGTTTGGTTATATACAACAAAAGGAACCTTGTCGGCAGAAGTAGTGCCATCAATCAACCTGATGTAATAAATGGCTATTACATCATTGAGCGCACAAGCAGAAGCAAAAGTAACGGTAGTGGATGTTCTGGTGAAGTCTGTACCGGGTTTCAGAAAACTGCCATTGCGAAACACCAAGATTTGATTAGCTTGTGCATTGGAAAAGGTAAATGCCGTTTGACCTGCCGTAGCATGAGTCAACATGGAACTGAATCGCACTTGGTCAGCAGCGCCAGTTTGGACAACTCTACCAAACGAATCTACTGTGATAGATGATGTAACCAATGGATTGATAGTAAAGCCACCAGTATTTTTGCCTTGCCCATAAGTGTCAAGATTGATGTTGATAATGCCATTGACATTGGAGGATGAATATGCCAATCGTCCATCAGTAGGGCTTGAAATGTTAGTGACTACTTGCCCTGATCGTGCATACACATCAATGTATGGATCAAGCACATCGGTCTGCAATGTGACGTTTTGCCAGCCAGAAGTATCAGGCGCATCTTGCGTAAAGCTAAATTGCACCGTATTGCCACTTGCCGTTCTAGCCCATAAATTTATGGTGGTTAAAAAAGTAGCCCCTGCATCAAACCATAGGTAGTCTGCTGGGTTGTCGTCCAATGTCAAAACATCGGATGCTTGTAAGCCAAAAAATTGTTTACCAGCAGGGTTAGAAGTCAAGCCAGTGCCAATAAGATCATTGGCATAACGAACTAAAAAGTAACGATAAGGGGACTGAACAATAAGCGGTGTTTGGGAAATAATGCCAACAGCTTCTGTTGTGCCAAGTGTAAAAACGTCAAGATTTAAGACATCGCCCTTGTATTGGATGAAACCAATTGGCTGATAGGTAGACGGTAATACATCAATGTTACGCGCACCATAACACCGGTAATACAACTTGTATGTGCTGCCAAATGCAAATGGTGACCATTCGTAATCAGTAGGAGTGGTAGAAACGCTGCCATCAGTGCTAGTGTAAATGCCATAAAACAATTTGCTTGTAGGCGAAGAACTAAACCCTGTACCTACAGAATCATCGGCGTACTTAAATACCAAATATTGATTAAAGACAGCAAAAGGATTGTCAAGGTCAATAGACCGAACAGGAACAACACGCCAATTTTGATTATTGTCAGGTGGTTCTTGTGATACAGCAAACGCTGCATGTCTTCCTCCCGAGGTAGTGATCCATAGCACTTTGGTAATGCCAAAACCACCAGTTACTTGTACCCATGTGTAATCTGCGGGGTTGGTGCTTTCTGCGGCAGTATCGTCATTGCGAATACCAAAATATAACCGTCCATATGGATTATCAGAAAAATTTAAACCAGCGGTATTGTCTGCATATTTAATGTCCAAATACCGGTATTGGTATTGGATGATGTCACCTACGCTATTGGAAATGAATCCCGTTGTTGGATTATTAGAAACAGTATAAGAAGTGGGAGGTGTGCCATTGTTTAAATTGGCAAGCAAATAGTTAATTGCTCCCGATATTTCGGAAGCACTAGGATCGCCGTCTAAAGCAAAAGACATTAGAACGCATCCTCAACTACTGTCGCTTGCCAATTCAACGCTGTTAGATTCCATGTGTCAGTAGCATCGTTAGACGCTACTTTTATTGAGATGGTGCGTACATTGTTTTGCTGTGTAGTTACCCAAGGTGTATCTGTAGCGATAGACACTACACCAGTTTGTCCATATGTAGGTGCTTGGGCGGTAGAGTTAGCACCGCCTACAGTAATGTTCATTGTTCCGCTACCAGACACTTCAGGCAGCAAACGATGGGTGTAAACCTTAGAACTGTACGGAACTGGCCCTTTGTCAGTTTGTAAAACAATGTTGTCCCGTTGGAACAAGCAATTTATTGCACCACTATTGATGAACGAATTGCCTATGCCGGTCTGAATGATCTTTTGGCTAGTAACCCCACCAGTAAGGTACGAAACCGTCCTGGAGGCGTATTTAAAAGCTCCGCTGACGTATTTGGGCGCTTCACAAGCATTGCAAGCATTGGCTACATCTTTGGGGGCATTCCACACTTGCAGGTCATAGCGCCAAGACAGCATCTTGTTGCACCAGCCTGTAGAAGTCAAGTCAGGGTAATACAGTTCAATTTGGTTTTTTTGCGTATTGTTGACCATGAAAACACGATCCGAATATGCCGTGCTCAAATTGGTAAAAAAGTAATCACGAACTTTTTGGTTGCCCAATGGATTGAAATTGGAGCCATCAAAAATCCAAATGTCTCGGCTATCTACGCCATACACATTGGCATCGGTGTTAGACCAGCAGTTATTGTTGAGCAATCCACGGCCTTGGTTAAACAAACGCACACCAAAAATTGGAGCGGTGCTGTTTTGGTAAGACAACGGGGCAAAGATTACCGTATCCCAATAAGAGCAAACATAGAAATTAGCTCCCAAGAAAAACCCGTCAACAATAGGACCGCGCAAAGGAATTTCTTGTTCGTTGGCAATGTTGGTCAGTGTAGGTTGCCAAGTAGCAGGAACACCGGTATTGGCAAAAGACTGCGACCACCGCACCGTAGTGGGATAGTTCACAGTAGTGCCGCTAGAAATAAAATCTTTGGTTAGGTTACCAGCAATCAGGATGTTGCCGACATTTGGCGAACAAAAGTTGCGTACAAATTCAGCACGAACTGCACTGACATTGCTTTCATAGTTCCAAATGTAGTTATCAGGGGCAGATCCATATAAGTATATTTCTGTAGCCGTAGGCAAAAAATACATTGGTGGACGCAAAGCATCATTGATAAAGAAAACATTACCAACCCATGAGGTAGTGATGTTTACATCATCGGAATAGCCGCTCAATGCTACATTGGGATTGGCTCCAACGCCTGGGGTAATATTTGTTATGCCACTAGCAGTAATTGCATACCATTTACCGGCATTGGTGGCAACAATGTAAGTCCAAATTGTTCCACGGAAACCTCCGTCCACAAAAACAGGATTGCCTGGTACTTGGCTAAGAATCGCCTCTTCGCCAGAAATCTTTTTGATACCACGCACATCAGCTTCTACGTTTAATCCATTGTTGTACTCATTTGCACCCAATGCGTTTGAAGGCACATCTGGGGTAAACGACATATTTAAAAATGGAGTCCGAAGACGGGCGTAATCAGCCATTTTTTATTCCTGTTTGATCCACGACAAAGATGTTTCGTCCCATGCATATATTTTGTCATCAGTAGGATATGGTGTAGGGGGAACCCACTGGCAAAGTCCTTCATCCAACGTCCAACTTGCGTATGGTTGCGGCGCAATAAACGCATCACGGGTTACATCATAAACATAACCTATACCAGCGTAGTTTTTGCGAATACGCCCGTTGTAACTAGTTTTAATCCACACGCCACCAAATAAATCATGGCAAAATTTTGCTCCAATGGTTTCTTGTTCGTTGCCATATTGGTCTTTGCATTCGTCATTGCCTACAACAATCACACGCAAAACTGTGTTATCTAATCCTATTTCTGCAAAATGCGCCATATTTTTACCTACGCTGTATAAGAACCAGAGGCTTTAAAAATCATTACTGTATTTGACCCATTAATAACAACAGTTGGGGAGCCAGTTGTTGTTCCCGTGTAATTTCCGGTTGGAACAGAAATAATGACACATCCAGAACCACCATTTCCACCATACCAACTTTGTCCACCACCACCGCCACCGCCGCTGTTTGCAAGCCCAGCATCTCCTGGTGTGCCGCTAGTTCTGCCCGTGCCACCACCACCAGAACCGCCTGCTGCGCCTGGAGACCCGGCTCCTCCTCCTCCTGCAAAATACAAGCTGCTGCTAACAACTTGACCAACACTTGCAGATGTAGCCTGTGTAGTGGTAATGAGAGTTGTTGTTGATCCAATGCCACCAGGTCCGCTTACGCCACTGCTTCCATTTCCACCAACAGCGGCTGCACCACCACCACCACCACCACCATCTTGGGTACTAGAACCTCCGGCAAAACCTTGGCCTGAAGTTCCAGCAGCGCCAGCTTTAAAAGAAGCACCGCCAGCCCAACCGCCACCGCCAGAACCACCTGATCCATTATTTGTATTTTGCGTACTTCCATATCCACCGCCAATAGCAGTAAGCGATAATCCAGTGCTATCTGTTCCATTGGTTGCAGAATTGCTTGATGCTGGATTTCCAGTCCCGCCGCCACCAACTGTAACTGAGTACGTTGTAAGGGTTGATAAAGCAACAGTTCCTGATAAAAATCCACCAGCACCACCACCAGCAGCACCGCCTCCACCACCTCCTCCAACTATTAAATAACTTACGTTATAAGCATATCCAGGCCATGTTCCGCTTTGCCTTGCTTGCATTTGTTCAGTAAGCGTCCATTTCCCAGTTGCTTCCGAAATAGAAAGTGTGGGTGGTGTAGCAGACCGAAGGCTACCTCTAAACCTGTTCATTAGCTTATCGCCTCAAGTGCAGCAACCATTTCGATGGAATTGGTTGTGCCTGATGTGACCACAATAGACTGAGCCTCACCAACATAAATCATGGTGCTTTTGTCAATAACCAGCAAAGATGAATTGCCTGGGACGCTAGTCTGATAAGTCAACCGATACGCAGTACCACCACCCGCAGTTGCGCTGTTAATTGACACTGTAACCGTAGCTGCTGTACTTGTAACATTAGATGCAACCATGCTATTGATTTTATTAACCGTGCCAGTGGCAGGAGTCAAAGCAGTCCACGTTGTTGCCGTGGTGGTGGTTGGGACAAGATATGACGTACTTCCATAAATAGAAGTGACGTTAACTATATTGGGATTTGCCATGTTATGTCCTTAAAAGCCAAAAATCATCGCCATTGCAATAGATTTACCAGTTGTAATTCCACTTCCACCACCCGTAGACGCAATTGTAATTGCTCCACTTGTATTTGTAATGGTAATGTTGGAGCCTGCTGTCAGCGTGGTGCGAGTAAACCCTGTTCCATTACCGATGTCAATTTCTCCATTAGCTGGAGTTGCAGTTAATCCTGTTCCACCATTGGCAACAGGCAGGGCAGTTCCCGAATACGAAATTGCCAAAGTTCCCGCAGTAGTAATGGGACTACCGCTGATTGACAAAAATGATGGCACTGTTGCCGCAACGCTTGTAACTGTTCCAAGTCCAGCCGCAGAAGCCCATGCAAAGCCTGTTCCGGTATATTGCAAATATGTGCTGCCAATAGTAGGAGCAGTAATAAACGATGTCGTGCCTGAGCCTGTGTTGTACGGAATTTGAAGATTTGTACCACCAGCAATGTTGGTAGCAGTTGTTGCCGTTGTAGCAGAAGCGGCACTTCCGGTGGTGTTCTGATTAAGAGTTGGAACATCAGCAGCCTGGATGGTGGACATCACCACGTTTGTGCCATTGCCACGCAAATACGAGCCACTAGTCACTGCTCCAGCAAAAGCGTTCATAGCTGCTTGTGCTGTAGTGGCTCCAGAACCGCCATTTGCAATTGGCAAAGCTGTTCCGGAATAGCTGATAGCCAACGTACCGGATGTTGTAATGGGGCTTCCTGATACCGACAAAAATGACGGAACAGAAGCCGCAACGCTAGTGACCGTGCCAGTGCCATATCCAGACGGATTAGACGCAGGATAAGCGCCTAAGTTTGTAAGGGCCGCAGAAGCCGTTGTAGCGCCCGTTCCACCGTTTGCTATGGCTACTGTGCCGGTGACGTTAGAAGCCGTTCCTGTGGTGTTTTGGTTCCATGTAGGCACAACTCCCGACAATTGAGAGTACGGCAAGCTTAAACTGCTCAACGTGGTCAACGTACTATTGCTTGTCGCTGTAATGTTTGCAGCAGTTCCTGTGGTGTTCTGATTGAGCGTAGGAATGTCAGCAGCAACAATAGCCCTAAATGTCGGTACACCAGCAGTGCCATTCGGCGCAGCTAAAACGTAGTTGGCTGTCTTGGATGCATATGGATTTTGAGTGTCACCATAACTAGCAGCAAGGCTGATAGCAGGGGTTGCACCGCCGCTAGACACAACAGGAGATGTACCAGTTACAGAGGTAACAGTCCCAGCAGAAGCCGCAGTCCAAGACGCTGTTGTGCCATTAGATGTTAAAACATAACCATTAGTACCAATAGCCAAACGAGTTGCGCTGTTTGTACCATTGCCAATAATTAAATCGCCCGTACTAGTAATAGGCGACAAAGCATTAAATCCAGCGGTAGCAGTAGTTTGACCAGTGCCGCCTCTATTAATGGCAACGGCAACACCATTCCATGTGGCTGAAGTTATAGAACCGGGGTAATCCAACGTATTGGTAGACCAAGACACATTAGAAGGTGCAAGGTTATGCACATCCCATGATCCAGCAGCAATTGAATTGCTTAACAAGCTTACATCAACCAAACCGCCTGATTGAATGGTGGTAATGGTAGTGCCTGAATTATTTTTAACAACAATGGTTCCGCTGCTTTGATTATTGTTAAAAGTGTAATTTACGCCATTTGCCAAAGTGGTGGCATCAGGCAATTGATATGTTTGCCCACCTGAACCAGTAACTACATAATTAGGTACAGAAGCAACAGTCAGCGTTGTGGTTGTGCCAGCAGCAGCAACATTGGAATATCCTTCGCTGATAGAGTTGACGCTAATGTTTACACTAGCATCACGCAAAACAACACTATTGGCCCCGGAAGAAGCAGTTACTCCAGTGCCGCCATTAGCCACCGGCAAAGCAGTGCCTGAATAGCTAATTGCCAATGTCCCACTTGTTGTAATGGGAGAACCAGCTACCGATAAAAAGCTAGGTACAGTTGCTGCAACGCTTGTGACAGAACCAGAACCTTTGCTGTTGAATGTAGACCAATCAGTAGAGGTCAAATAACCGTTTACAGATGCAGTAGCTGCTGCCATGCTGATAGCAGGGGTTGTGCCGCCAGACGATACAACAGGAGCAGTACCTGTAACCGATGTCACAGTGCCTTGTGGGTTGGCAGCAGTTGTAATGCTGGTTACGCGCCCGTAGGTATCAATGGTGACTACCGGAACAAGCGTTGCAGAGCCTGTGGTTCCAGGTGTCGCCACACCGCTTGCCAAATCAATAACAGGTGTAGCGCCGCCCGTGCTAGTTACACGGCCTGTAGTGCCTGAAACAGAAGTGACAGTACCCGACCCCTTGCTGTTAAAGGTAGTCCAATCTGCTGCACTCAATGCGCCGCGATTAGTAGCGGATGCTGTAGGCAAATTCAGCGTAATGACCGGGGCAATTGTTGGGTTGGATACAGTAGAGGAAACATCTGTTCCCGCAGTTGTAAGCGTCAATGCAGCTACGCTTGTAACGGTTCCAGTACCGGCAGGGTTAGCAAAAATGCCTGGGGTTGACCAAGTAAGAGTTGCCGTTGATTTGGAATTGACCAAAGCAATGGAAATCCATACCTTGCCTGTTGGGACTTGTGGTGGATTGTTAGTCCAGCCAGCTGGTGGCGTACCCGTATTGGTTACAAAACTCCAAGAGCCGCCCGTAGGGGTAGCAGGAGTAGAAACCGAATCAAGAAAAATTAGGTATTCAAAATAGCTGCCACCAAATACGGTGTTATTACCGTACAGACCTACAGATTCGGAACCTGACTGAGGAGCAACTGTTCCGGTAGAGGTGCTGCCATAAAGACCACTTGTAGCCATGTGCGCCCCTATTTAAACGAATAGCGATAACTGCGGGGTTGGAATTCTGAAGTAAGGTGCTGATCCCCACCTTTCCATTTTCCACGAAAGTTTTGGTCTTCAATCAAACCGTAGGCAGTATCAAAACGGGAAATCCATTTTTGGGATTCATCAACATTTTTGTTTTTATCGTAATAAGCCCACAAAGTGCCGTACAGATAGCCTTCAGGGAAAGAAGACAAAACCGCATTGTTTTGCACAATTGGGTTTAGCGCATCAGTAGTTGGGCTAAACAAAAATGGGAATGTTTGCTGGTAATACGCTTTGATGATGACGTTTTCACCAGGGTTAGGCGTAAACACATAGTTAGGCCCAACTTCAGAGAAAGAAGCTCGAATAACCCGTGGAACACCAAATGGGCGAATGTACAACTGGTCAATCATCCTACGGCGAATGATTTCTCTGTCACCAACACGGTCATACACAATCCACGGGCCTACATTAGTAGAGCCTCCACTAGGCTGTGATTCTTGAAAAAACAAAATAGGCATGTTCATATCCGATGGGATAGGAGCCATGCCCTGGGCATTGGTAGTCAAGATAGAAGGAGTAGCCGAATATGGGTCTGTACGCAATGACGGCAATTCAATAGTCCGCATTTTTAGTTCTGCCATTTGAATGCAGGACATGATTTCTACAGACGATTGCGTAGGTACTTTGAGGATGGCGGTAGGCAATGTAGCACCTGACCACATGCCATCAGGATCATTGACGGTAATGGTGGTGCTAGTAACGGCGGTTACCGCGGTGAACGGGCCGGTAACGGCAGGTCCAATAAAGTCACCCACCAAAACTGTCCCAACAGCCGTAGAAGAGGTGGTAATTGCTCCACTTACGCTGTTGTATGCGGTAGCGTTGATTGACAGTGCAGACGGTATGGCTCCAACCCATTGTGCCACCCTACTTACTAATGCGTTGGCAGATTGAATAAAGAGAGCCATGTTGTTCCTTACTTAGTCGGAATAATTGGATTATACGGCAAGGGTATTTTGCCGGTTGGGTGAACTACAAAATCCGAATAGTATTCATTGACTATTGCATAGAACAAAATCTTGTCCTGCTTTTCTTTTTTAATCAGCTCCCAAGGACGGTTATTAAACCACTTGGAACTGATTTCATGGGCAAAGCATTTTGGCAATTCCATCATGTGGGCAGTACCGGCAAAGAATGGGTTATCAGTCCCATGTTCTTTGTAGAAAGCTCGCATTTCTTTACAACGCTCCCGAATGGATTCTACGTTCTTTTGATCGTATTGGACATAACGCTGCCCGTTAATAGCACCAACTTTGTAGTCAATGTTGGGCGTATTAAAAGTTTGCGACCAAGTGCCTGATTTAACTTCTTGGAACAATTTGTCATTGTGGCGAAACACCCCATCAATGCCAGCCTCAAGAATACCTTTTGTATAGTATTCCTCGTTAACTTTTACATCATCATTATCATTCATATTTAATGCCATATGGACTCCTTACCAAAAGGGCCTTTTACAAAGCCCTTTCAGTAACTTAGTCAATAAGTTAGTCTTTAGGATTCAAAGTGATAGTGAAGCCTTCCAGCACGATGTGGTCAGTTGCAGTAGCAGTATCACCAGTAATGGTAATTGCAACAGCAGCAGAACTATCAATTGCCGTGTAGACATGAGCACTAGCTGCTGCTCCACCAATCAACTGGGTAGACTGCACACCCAATGCACCACGATTACGGATGGAGTTCATAGAACTGCCACCAGTAGAAGTAGTGTAGGACGATGCAGTACCAATTGCACTGCCGCCAAAGTACACAGTACCTGTTTTAGCACCAGCCGAGTTGTTGCAAGACCAGTTAGCGGTAACAACGACTTGACCGTTATTGCCCATAGCTCCAGCAGGAAGCGATACGTTAATCAAAGTAGTTTCAGTGGTAGAACCAGTGAAAGAACTATTAGAACCCGTAACAGCAGTCAAAGTGCCAGTTGGAACAACAGGAGTGAACGCAACAGCGCCTACACCGTTAGCAACGCCATATTTACCAGCATAAACCACACCTACAGTAGTGCTAGAAAACACCACATAGTAGATGCCGCCAGTTGAGTCGCCCGACACAGCAGAAGCTGGGAAGTAGACAAAAGCATTAGCGTAGGTTGTGGGCAAAGCAGTACCCAAAGTCACAGTGCCGCTAGTGGCAATAGTGCCAGTGTTAGCAACAATAACTGGAATACCCGATTCGCTCAAAGTGCGTGGGAAATATTGAACTTGACCTTGCGTTCCCAAAACGCCAGTAATGTCACCAGTAACAACATCAGACACAAAAGCAGAGTTGTATTCTTTCCAAGAGATAAAAGCCATAATTTTTTCCTTTAAAAACAATTAAAAAAAGGGGGGTTATTAGCCCCCCTTGGGATTACGTCAAGTAGCGTTGGCACTGGGTAGAGGTACGGGGAGCCGTAACAGTAGCACCAGTTGGGCTAATTGCAGCAAGCACAGCCACACCTGCGGGGTTACGCACAATCAGCGTACCTTCCATGATGTACTGATCCAACGATGCGTCAGCAGAACTGAACACTTCGTTATTTGGACCCAGTTCACGCAAGGAACCCCACTGGATAACGTCAGGGTTCAAGAACAGAGCGGAGGTGTTGTCAGCGCCGGTCTGGTCCATAACCCAAGAGTCATCGATCTGGTAGGTGTAGTTGAAGTCACCTTCGTAAGTACCAATCGTATCACCCTTGTCAGCAGGGTTAAAACGGTTGATAGAACGGCTGGTAGGCATCATGTCCGAGATGTGAGTACGCATGGAAGTGGGAACAACCATGTTAGTAATCTTGGCATTGAAGCGCTGTTCAGCGGTGGTTACCAATTGCTTGTACAAGTACGGGCTGAATTGCTGAAGGGTAACGCCACTTGAAAAAGTGAAGTAGCCCAGACCAGCGTTAGACAGCAAGCCATTGAACGGTTGGTTGGTGTTGGTTGCGGAAGTAACATCATTACCGTCAGAGGTAGCAATGTTCAACACAGAAGTGCCATCAGTATCATTACCAGAACGAGTTCCAGCAAAAGAATACAACGAACCCAAACGGCGACCATTGTTAGGGCTAGAACCCTGGGTTGCAGCTTGACCGCTGTATTTGATAGAAGCACCATCAGCACGAACCAATTGCAGTTCCACATCAAACATGATCTCGGTCAATTGCTTGACTTCTTGATACGCTTGGGGATCTCCACCAGCTTGTTCCACAGCGCGAGCAGTGCCAGTAGCACCAATCACGGTAGTAAAAATCTGGGTGTAGTTGCCGCAGTTAGCACGGGTGTTGTTAGCAGCATCAGATGCGGCTACAGCAGCGCCTTCCAGCTTTGCATTCAAAGCGGGAACACGGTAGTAGTCAACAGGCCAGATGTGCAGAGTCGAATTGACTTTGCGCTTCTTGCTCATTGCCATGTTGGTTAGAGGGGTACGGTCTTTAACATAGTTAGAGACAGTCATATCGAGGTCTTTGACCACGATGTCGGTGGTATACGAACCGTTACCGTTGCCAAGGTTGGCACTAGTGATAGTAGACATAAAAAACTCCTAATTAACGCCGCCGCTGTTTGTTTGCGGCTAGCATGGTTGCCAAAAGGTCACGCGCTGCGCCCTTATCGCCTGTCTTTGCCTTACTTTGAAGCTTTTCCATCTCATTCTCGGGCGCGGTTTTAGATTTTGCTACTGGCCTATTGGCTGCTGCCAATGAACCACCAGCGTTTTTAATCTTTGGACCTTCACGGAACTTCATACCATCCCGCAACAGTCCCAACAGGTATTCATCACTAGATACCAAATCAATGTTTGGTACACCAGGGACAAACGACTGACTTGCCGCCTTCCATTCTTTACTAATCTTATCTCTAAGTTCAGTAAACAACGCCTTATTGCTTAACTCTTTATCAGTAAAGGATTGTCGTGCTTGTTCCAAGGTTTCTTGGACACGGGCTTTCCGATGCTCATAAAAGCGTTCAACATTAGGCCGATTCGTTTGGATGAATTGCGACTTTTCCTGAATCAGTTGTGCGTTTTGGCGTATTGCAGCTTCAGCGCGACTACGTTCAGCAGGATCAGTAGCACTTTGATGGATTTGTTCCCATTGCTGGTTATATTGCTGGAGGGTTACCAGTTCGTCTGCTGCTGTTTGCAGTTGAGGAACAATAGTTAACTCAAGCCCTATTTGCAGTCCATCAATTTCATTTCTACGTTTCGATTCAAACTCTTCAAACTCGGCTCGGTCAGCTTTAAGCTTGCGAGCATTCTCATGGATAGCACTGCCTTGACCCAGAATTGAAGCCGCTCTTTCTGCTGTTAGTTCAACAAATCCACCTTCGGCGTCTTTATTGGGGATACGCAGCATTAAACTCGGATTCTCTTTCGCAAACTCAAGGAAATTGACTGCTTCGTTTACCCCATCGGGGGACTCTGCTTCACTTTCCGAATCTACGGCATCTGACTCACTCGCATTACTATCTTCAGGTTCGGCTACCTCATCAGGAGCCGCCTCGGGGGAAACTTTCGTTTCTTGTCCCGCTGGTGGTGGCGAACTGTTATCAGGCTGCGGACTGTTACGCTTGTTAGCGGCAATCATTGCAGCGATAGCATCGGCGGGATTCGCGCTA